CCAGAAAGCCCAGCGGCAGGTGTAGATGCCAGTGCCTACACGAAACATGTAGTAAGGCTTTGGAGGGATTTGCCAATTCTTAGTCCATACAAGTTTCATGCTGGCCACCTATGTTGACATTCAGGACATTCGTAAGCGCAGGTACGATCTTGTGCTCTGTCGTAGATACCTATTGCACGGTTCCAACGACCTTTTGTTTTTGTTGCTCCATACATTTCAGCTCTTTCTTTTGCTGTTGAAACGTTGTAGCCTAAATCACGGAACGATTTGTAGATGAGTTCTCCATCCAGATTTGTTTTGCATTTAGGGCAGTTTTTCATCACACGTTTCTCATTAGCCATGGGAAGGTCACGCCAGCCAGTAGTGCAGCAATCATGGCGCTGAAGCCACCAGACATGCTGCCACCATGCAGTGTGAATACGAGCCAGAAGACAATGATGTCTATGAACAGGCTTGCGAATTTGCCATGCGTTAGTTTGTAGAACATCACGTAGATGCCCAGAAACATAATCAAGCCATAGACAACTGGCATGAAATCAATATGTGAAAGTAGTATGTTCATATCATTCTCCAATATCACAACAATGGCATGTACAACACACGCCAACCCACAAACACCTACCTAACATACACCTACACACACCAAATGCGGCCATGTTCGACTGTGTGTCAGAATTCTGTGCCCTTGGTCTATACCGGATAGCATAAAGAAACCCCAAGGGCTAACGCCGATGGGGTAGAGATCAACCAAATTCAACGAATTCTGGTGGGCCAGAGCGCCATACGATTTTGACGTTGTGCTTGAGTAGCACGTATTCAAGATTTCGCATCCGTGTTTTGTTGGGGCGCGGACTGTAGTATTCCTGCTTCCAATGACGGATCAATGTGAGTCTTGATAGGTTGAGTTTTGGAGCCATGACGGTGTCCTCCTTAAGGACAAGGGTTTGCATAGAAAAGCCCCAATAACCGAAGCTATTGGGGCGAGACCTAGGAACGAGTTCTAGAAGGGAAGGTCGTCTTCGCTGATTTCAGGAACATCAGGAACGATGACCGGGGCACGAGTACGTGACTTGCGCTTGGGTTTGGCCTGAAATGTGAATCCAGCGAACGCAGCCAGAATTTCCTCATCAGAGGTCGGTGCTGGGGCAGCGCCTTCTGGTTCTCCCAAGGTACGGAAGAAGGACACTGCACCTGCTGCCTTGAAACGACGGCCCAATACCAGTGTCTGGCCATCGAGTTCGATGACGAGCTGGTGAGGGACGCCTTCCGCGTTACGGCGCATTTCCTTGATGACCAAGGATTTGTCGTCAATGACGAGGTCGTCTTTGGGCTGGGACGCGATCGCTGTGCAGCGAGCATCCGCCTTATGCGGAGCCTGAATCAAGAAATCTATGCGCCCTTGCGATTCAAGGAAGCAAGTGATTTGCGGCTGGGTAACGATGAATTTTGTAGTTGTTTGGGCCATGAGCTGTACTCCAATTTAATGATGATGGCAGGGCAGCGACACCGCCACCCCGTCCACAAACAACAACCTAACGACCCCATACGGTGCCAACAAGATGATGGCCGGACTACATGGGCAGGGGGGGTTGTGTGTGTGGGACGCCCTGCCCTACACGCGGTAGCAAAGAAAAACCCCACGCCGCTAAGCGTAGGGTCTAGTAGCTATGACTAGCTTACAGGTCAGCGAGCAACTGAGCTGTGAGGGTAGCAATGCGTGCCTCGTTGCTAGCCTTGCGTGCTGACACAAGGATGGGATTGCGAGCGGCCTGATAGCCATTGACTACATCGAGGTTGAAGTCGAGAGCTTCGCCGACCACGATGCCAGTGGATTCAAGGAAGCTGCGATCAGAGACGACAGCGGTAGGGACGATCACATTTGCTTTTGACATAAACTGCACTCCAATGAGAGCAACACGGCTGTGCTGCTTACAAACAACAGCCTAACCTGCCACGCACTGGACGGGGTTTGGGACCCCTATGGTGCCCACCGAACCCGAACCCGAAGTGCCTCCCCCCTTTGAGGAGTAGGGGGGAGGGTACCCTCACCACCACAATGACCACTTTTTTCGACCTTTTCCCTCATGTTCCACGTGGAACATTCGACTTTTTTACCCAGAAAAACCAAATCCGAAGTACCCACCCCCCGTTTTCTGTGTAGAATTGGTAAAAATTTCTAGGAAAATTTTTTTATGGGTGTTTTTGGATCGCCGAATCGGTCGGACCCGGACAGAGGATTGCTGCCCGCACAAATTACCGGCAACCCTTTGGTGAGTTTGTCCGAAAAACAGAAGATTTTTGTCAACGGACTCCTTCACGGGCAGACGCAAACCACGGCGGCCCGCTGCGCCGGGTATGGTTTCCCGAAGGAAGAGGCCTGCCGCCTCATGAAAATGCCCAAAATCCGCGAGTCCTTGCAGTATCTGCAGCGAAAACACGAGAAGGCTGCCGGTGTTAGCCGCAAACAGGTCATGGATGGGATGCTTGAGGCTATCGAGATGGCCAAAATACAGGGCGACCCTAGCGTGATGGTCAACGGATGGCGGGAAATCGGGCGGATGTGCGGGTTTTACGCCGCCGAGAAGAAGGTGGTGGAGATAAATATCTCTGCCAAGCGGGCCATCGACAAGTTGGAGACCCTGACAGACGCCCAGTTGATGGAATTGATCGCCGAAGACACCCAAGCGATCGAGGGAGTGTTCTCAGAAGTGTTGGAAGAAGCCCAAGAGGAGGCGGACGCGGCGTTTGAGGACGAGGAAGAGGAGGAAGAGGAGGAAATACAGCCCGAACCCAAGCCCGAACCCAAAAAAAGACCCTCGCCATACAAAAAACCCGAGCCGGAACCCGAGCCTCCGCGCTACACGATCGTGAAGACGGCGGAAGGTTTTGTATTGCAAGCGCCGACCGATGATTGACCACCCGGAAGAGTACGTTCAGGACCTAGACCCGAAGATTCGGCGCGAAATCGCCAAACGGGTCCTTGCCAGACGGTCACTTATCGCCTTCACCCAACGGTTCCTGCCAAATTACACCCCCGGCTGGGTGCACCACGACATTGCCCAGCGGCTGGAGCAGTTTAAGGACGACGTTGAGAACAAGTTGTCCCCCCGGCTGATGCTCCTCGTGCCCCCGCGGCACGGCAAGAGTGAGTTGGGGTCTATCCGCTTCCCCGGCTGGTGTCTGGGGCACCACCCGGAGTGGGAGATCATCAACTGCGGGTACAACCTCGACCTGCCCATGAAATTCAGCCGCAAAGTGCGGGAGATCGTGCGCGACCCGACGTTCACGTCGGTGTTTCAGGTCTGCGAGATCGACAAGGAGAGCCAGAGCGCCGAAGCGTGGAACACGACGGTGGGCGGGGGGTACACGGCGGCGGGTGTCGGCGGCGGTATCACCGGGAAGGGTGCTCACATCCTTGAGATCGACGACCCCATCAAGAACCAGCAGGACGCGGACAGTATCGGGATGCGCGACGCGCTCTGGGGCTGGTACTGGTCCACGGCGTATTCACGGCTCGCACCCGGGGGCGGCGTCTTGTTAATCCAGACCTGCTGGAGTGACGATGACCTTGCCGGGAGGCTCCAGCAGCGGATGGCCGACGCGGCCGCCGGGGACTCTGAGAAGTATGAGGATGTCGACCAGTTCACCGTTATCAAGTATCCCGCTGAAGCGATCGAGTGGGAGTACCGCAACAAACAGACCGGGTTGATCGACCGGTTCGGCGCGCCCCTCTCGTCTGAGCACGAGGCGTTGCGCATGGAGCAGCGGGAGCGTGGCGTGTCCGTCCCGAACGAGATCGACGAGACCTATACCTTATTGCGTATGCCCGGGGAGGCGCTGCACCCGGAGCGTTTCACGGAGAAGATGATTCGTCGGCTGAAGGCTAATCAACCTCCGCGCGTCTGGAGCGCGCTCTACCAACAAAATCCAGTGCCTGACGAAGGTATTTATTTCAAGGAGGAGTACTTCCGGTACGAGCCGACACCGCCCGGCCACCACAAGCGCAAGGTGTTTCAGGCGTGGGACTTTGCCATCGGCGAGAAGACCCAGAACGACTGGACCGTCGGGGTGACGCTCATACAGGACGAGCAGGACTACCTGCACGTCGTGGAGATGACGCGGTTCAAGGGGGACAGCTTCACCGTCGTTGAGGAGGTGTTGGACGCGGCGAAGCGCTGGGGGTCCGACCGCACAGCGGTGCTGACGCTCGGGTTTGAGGACGGGCAGATATGGAAATCCATCAAACCGCTGCTGGAGAAGCGGATGCGCGAGCGGACACAGTATCCGGCGTACGAGGTGTTGCAGCCGTTGACCGAC